AACAGGCACTGGCACACTTACACTAGCTGGTGCAGTTACTGGATTTGAAACTTTTGCTGCTGGTGTCGGAAACAGTAATACTACATACTATGCAGTTACACTGCCAGGCACATCAGAGTTTGAGGTAGGATTAGGCACACTAAGTAGTGACTCAAGCACTATAGCTAGAAGCACAATTATAAGTAGTTCTAATAGTGATAATGCAGTTAACTTTAGCTCTGGAACAAAAACAATATTCTGTACAATACCTGCGTCTAAGTCAGTATTTTTAGATGCAAGTGGTAACGCATCAGTTGGTGCAGATCTATCTGTAGGTGACGATCTTACAGTTGAAGGTGGTGTTATAGATTTTAAGACAAATAGTGGTTCACCTTCTCAGTTAAAATTTTACTGTGAGTCTGGTAATGCTCACGCTCAAACCTTAACTGCTCAACCACATAGTCAAGCAGCATCAAATACTTTGACCTTGCCAGGTGGTAGCACAATAGGAAACTCTAATGCAACTCTTGTCTCTGATACAGGCACACAAACATTAACAAACAAAAGTCTGACTGCACCTACTATAACTGGCACAGCAGTTATGGCAGATTTAGATATATCTGGTGATGTAGATGTAGATGGCACACTAGAAGCAGACGCAATCACAGTAAATGGAACTGCGTTAAATACAGTTATTGCAGGTGTAACAGTTACAAATGCAACTAATGCAACCAACTCATCTCATGTACTTGTAACAGACAACGAAAGCACAAATGAAGAAAATTTAATTACATTTGTTGAAGATGCTACATCTAGCACTGGTAACGTAGGTTTAGAGATGGATGGTAACTTAACTTATAATCCAAGCACTGGTACAATTACGGCTACAATATTTAAAGGTAATATAGATGCAGTAGATGGTGACTTTGATGGCACATTAGAGGCAGATGCCATAACATTAAATGGCTCTGCTATAACAACAACTGCTACTTTATCAACTGGTATATCTAATGGTAATGTATTGGTTGCAACAAGTGGTATTGCAGATAATGATTTTTTAAGAGTTGATGGTACAAGCATAGAAGGCAGAAGTGCATCAGAGGTACTGTCTGATATAGGTGCAACAAGTGCTACAGATGCAGCGAATGAGGCAACAGCTTTAGCAATAGCGTTAGGATGATAACATGGCAAATACTTTTAAATTATCAAGCAAAGCAGGAGTAACAAGTGCAGATGTAATCTACACAGTGGCTGGTAGCACAACTACGATAATACTAGGTTTGATATTAGGAAATACAACAACTAGTCAAGTTACTGCAACTGTAACATTAACATCTGATACTGGTAATAGAACAAATGCTAATGATGAAGTGAATCAACCAGTAGAGCTTATTACCAATGCACCCATCCCAGCAGGATCATCGCTAGAGCTTTTGGCTGGTAACAAAGTTGTTTTAGAAGCAACAGATAGCATATCAGTAACTGCAACAGGCGCAACAGATGTTGCCCTATCTTATATGGAGATTACATAATGCCTTTTGTTGGTAAGTCACCAGTTACAACTTTTGAGGCTACAACTGCCGTACAAAGATTCAATGGTGATAACTCAGATACTACATTTACATTAAACAGAACTGTAAGTTCAGTACAAGATGTACTTGTATCTGTAGATGGTGTTGTACAAGATACATCAGCATATACTATACCAGATGGCACAACCTTGACATTTACTGCCGCACCTAGTTCTGGAACTGCAAATATCTTTGTAAACTTTTTAGCACCACAGACTGGCACAGTTACACCAGCAGATGAAAACAAAGGTAACTTTAAAGCAGGTGGTTTGTTTAGAACTAATGCACAAAACTTAACTGCTAATACTACAATACTAGCTACAGAAAATGCACAGGTTACTGGAACACTTACTGTAAATAGTGGGATTACATTGACTGTCAATGATGGTGGAAGGTTGGTGGTATCGTGAGTACAATTAAGGTAGACACATATCTAACTCGTGGTGGTGCATCAGAGATAGCTATTGATAAATTAAAGGGTGCATCAAGTGCATCATCTATATCCATAGTAGGTGAGGGTGGAACTAACACTGTTAACTTACAAGGAGGATTAACTAAGGCATGGGCTGATGGCACTGCAAGTGCAGGACTTGATAATTCATTTAATATAAGTGGTGGAACAGACAATGGCACAGGTGATTACAGTTATGCACTTTCAATAACTTTAGCTAACGCAAATATAGTTGGAGCAGGTTCTGCAACTGACAATGCAGATAGAAACGTAACATTACATAGCCCAACAACTTCATCTTATAGAATAGAAATTTATGAAACTAATGGAAGTGATGCTGATGTTTCAAATAAATCAATGATTTGTGGAGACTTAGCATGAGTGAAGTAATACTAGACACAATCACAGGCAAGTCCACTGCAACAACCATAACCATTGG